CACGTTGATCTTCAAAACCATTTAGTCTCAAAGGACTGGTAAACAAGTTATCTACTTTTTGCAGTTCTTGGTTGCTAACATTGGGATCAATAATGAACCGTACATAATACATGAACTTGTAGCGCGGCAACGCATACATTTTGTCGTTGGTTGCACGAGCAAAAAAGTTATTTGTATATGGTATAAAAGCTAACTGAGTGTCTTGATTTATTGGCATGGCTGTAATATTTAGTGACAAAAAAAGGGCTTGAAACCAAGCCCTTTTTGTTAAAACTTCCTGATTTAATTATGCACCAGCAAGGGCTTCAGTTACTGCGGAGGTTAGAACAGTGTCTTGTGTGGCATTGTCATAACGCAGGCTCAGTGTTATTTGCATAGGTTCACTGCTGCTGTAATCAAAAGTATCATAAGTGACGTTTTGCAAGTAACAACCTTCAAGATACCAAGCTTCCAACACACCAACGTTACCACCATCAAGTGTTTCAATCTTGGTTCTAAACTTGAACTGACTGGCAGTTGTAGCACTCGTTTGTGCAAAAAAGTTATGTTGTCTTTGTAGTTGGGCGCTGACCAAACGGCTAACAGCACTGGTAATATCATCTTGTATGGTTATTTCCACGTTTTGCCAAGTGGGTTTTTGAGGCACATACATGATGTTGTTGTAGCTGTGAATAGCTGTTTCACCAAACTGCACTTGTGGTCGCCCTGCGCTTTTAACTTGACGAGTTAGGTCTAAAGTTGGTCCCAAACCAGCAAAACGATCCATTGTAACACGGAAACGATACTTTAGCTTGGGCATGAGCATGCCAATACCATTAGTGCCAGGCACTAGGGGTACACCAAATCTGCTCAATGTGGGGGTGAATACCATTGTGATTCCTCCGATAATGTAAGATTATTTAGCGAAAATATTTTTTTGACAGATTGGGTTGAATGTTGCAGTATAAATATTTAAAATAAACTGTTGTATGCGAGAGTGCTATGGATCTAAAAACTTTTTTGAACTTGAGTTCCAGTAAAAAATGGCTTGTCACAGTCAAAAAAAATCCCACGTGGAAACAGCAGCTATCAGCAATATATCCCAGCATAGTCAACTTGAAAGAACAGATTTACTTATATTTTAATGATTTAGATAAACCACCAATCTGTTCTAATCCTTCTTGCAGCAAAACAGTTTCATGGCACGCAAATCACTACAGCAATACATGCAGTCATCAATGCGCTAATCAACTGTTAAAGCATCTTGGAAAAGACCAAGAAATCAAAACAAAAATACGTAAGACAAATCAAGAAAAATATGGATGTGATAATCCACTGCAAAATGCTGCTGTTAAAAAACAACGACTGGAAACAATGCATTCAAAATACCAAGGTGGCGCTAGCCTTTGCGCTAGGCAAGCTGCTAGCAAACGAATGCAAACATTAAATCAAATTTTACCAGAAATTTTGCAGGAAAAATATGGAGTAGCAAATGTGCAACAAATACCTGAGGTGCGTCGGCGTAGTCGAGAAACTCTGTTAGCCAATCACAACGTTATAAATCCCAGTCAGATCCCTTATATCCAACAGCAACGCCAAGAAGACCTTTTAATAAACTGGCAATCTTTATGCAAAACCGTTGTTATAAATCAAATATTAGATGATGTTACAACTGATTTGCCTTTTGCTAATAAAAGAATATCGTTTATATGCTGCTCTTGTCATTTAAATCAAACTTTACCTAGCGAAACATTTAAATGGAGGATTAGAGAAGCAAATACTCCTTGCATATCATGCAGCGGAATCAAGTCAGGAAGCTTGGAAGAACGTGATGTTGCTGAGTTTATCGAACAGCAGGGGTTTCAAATAGAGAGGAATACTCGACACATTATTGCTCCCAAAGAACTAGATATTTGGATTCCACAAACAAATATAGCCATAGAGTATTGTGGTTTATATTGGCATAGTGAGTCACAAATAGCTGACAAAAATTATCATAAAAACAAATGGCAACTTTGCCAAGATAAAAATATAAGGTTGATACAGGTGTTTCAGGATGAATGGCTGCATAATGGTGATTTAGTTAAATCACGGTTATTGCACATACTGCAAAAGCAGCGGATAAAAATTCATGCCCGTAAAACAAAAGTAATAGAAATATCTACCAAACAAGCACGAGCCTTTGCCTTGCAACATCATATACAAGGTCCAGGAACCGGGAACATTTGTTTGGGATTGCAGCACAATGATGATCTAGTTGCCGTAATGGATTTTGGCAAGTTAAGCATCAGCAAAGGACAAAAGCATGTCTTTAACACATATGAACTCACTAGGTTTTCCTCTAGCTATCCTGTTCCTGGAGGCGCTAGCAAGCTTTTTTCCTATTTCATAAACAAGTATCAACCTCAAGCTGTCTATAGTTACAGTGATTTGAGATGGAACACTGGACAACTATATGAGACTTTGGGATTTCAGTTTGTCACTAACACTAATCCCAACTATTGGTATGTGCGAGGTGATAAAAGGTATCACAGATATAGTTTTAGAAAAGATCAGTTAGTTAAACTGGGGTATGATGCAACAAAAACTGAACGACAAATCATGGAAGAGTTGGGGTATGGAGTGATTTGGGATTGCGGTCATAGCAAATGGTTGTGGACAAAAAAGCCGGGCATTTAGCCCGGCTTTTTTATTTAAGCTCTTGCTCCATTAGGTAATGGATCGCCAGTATTCAAAATACGTATTGGTATGTATATGAACTCAATAGCTTTAGTGGGTTTTATTGCTATGTCAATCCAAAGTTGATTTCCATCAATTCTTGCAGCAGTGTTATTGCTCTCGTCGCACACTACTGCATAGTCATAAACTGCACGCAATCCAACCAAGTTACCAAAGAAGTTATTGAAAGTAACCAACACAGCATCGCGTGTTTGCTTGTCATTGGGTTCAAACAAATACACTTTGGCAATGTTATCAAGTTGATAACGCAGGTAACAAATCAAACGTGCAACATTGATTCTATCAAGAGCGCTTTGAACTGGACTTAGAGTTTTTTGTCCGTATATCACCAAGCCTCTGTTGGGAATGAATGCAATGGGATTAATGCGGTTTTGATACAACACATCACGTTGACCTTGGTTCAACTTCACGGGTTGATATTCGCCCTCGCTTGTCAAATAACCCACGCTGCTTACACCAGTTACCAATCCACGGTTAAATCCAGCAGGAGCAAACCAGGGATAAGCTACTTGATCGTTAAATGCTATGGTGCGTAGTGCCATCATGCTGGGTGGCACAAACACTGAGCTGCCATCAAGATTGGTACTAAGAGCCCAGGGATACCAAACAGCAGCATAAGCACTGTTGCTTGTTAGACCATCTGGTCCAGTTTCTGCAACATTGTTTGCATTTGTAGCCCAGTTAACTATAGCAGTTGCAGGGCTAGCTTGTAAACTACTGGGTGTATCACCAACTACAAAAGCAATTTCCTTTTTATCAACGTTCAAAGCAACCATTTCTTCAATGCACTCGGGATACCCAGGAGCAGCAATCAAGTTAAAGTATGTTTCTTCAGAACGTGCATCTTCATTGCTTACCAACGCAGCTTGCAAAGCTCTAACTACCATTTGGCGTTGTGCTTGTGTACCCCAATAGGGACTTCCGTCATTTTGGTTGCCACTTGCTGTAACCCATGTGCCAACGCCTGCGCTAAACCAGTCAGGTTCCCATTCTTTAACATTGTTGGTGCTGTAACGTGTGTTAAACAACAACATGCCAGTGGGATATAGTATGGGATCAGGTGCATCACTATCAACATAATCGCTAACCAACATATTGCTTTCACGTGTGCTGGGAGGAGTGGCTCCGTTGTTGCTACGAGCATCAAGGAACACAATACCAGCTGGTGATGTTTGGTCAGTGTTGTCTATTTGAACCCATTGACTGCCGCTAGCAACGTATCTTTTCAACACAGGGCCATCAGCTTGGCTGGTATCCAACCAAATGTCATAGTCTACCAATGCACTGCCTGTGCTTTGTTCTACGGGTGCAAGGCTGCTTATCAATACACCATTAGGATCAGTTCCAGGATACACATTACGGTAACCTTTCCACTGATTTCCAGCATTTACCATGATATCAACTTGGAGATCAGTATTAAACCAAAGTGTGCCTTGTGCAGGTTCTCCTTGAGGTGCAGTTGCGCTGGGTGTATAACTCAAAGGCACCCAAGCAGTGCCGTCCCAACGCAACAACTGCATGTTAATTTGAGTAGGTGTGCTGTTGTCGCTATTGTAATAAGCAAAAATAGTTCCAGTTGCTTTACCTGCACCAAATGCAGCATCTGCAACTGCTGTACTGTCATACCAAGGTATAGTTCCAGTGTTGGGATTGGTGTTTTGCTTGACCCAAGTTCCATTTATATAACGACGCACTGTTGTATTTACACCGCGGTTTTGACTTGTTGTATTGATCCACACACTGTTTGCTGCTAGCACTGGATTTGTACTGGGCACAGCTAGTGCAGGATAGTAGTCATTGTAAAATGCCTGGGCACCATAAGTATAACCCACATCAATACCAGCGTCGGAGGAAAGTGGATTGCCAAAAACTTCTTGAAGTGTGATATATGTTCCTGCTCGGCTAATAGTTAGAACATTGCCTGTGCCGGAAGCCACAGTAGCACCAACAGCAGTGTTGATTTCTGCAACTACGTTTGCCAAAGTATTGTTAGGACTTGCAGGTACAACAACAGTTTTGGCCCCGCCTCCAATATCAATAGTAAATTGATCATTACCAGCGAAAGCGGGATTGGTTATTCCACCGGTAACACTGCCAAAAAATGTTTGCTTGGTGCTGATACCCACGTTGCTCCAAAGTGGTTGGGTATTTGAAGTATCATGCACGTAAATGTCCGTGCCATCATAGTTTGTAATACGTAGATAAGAACTCAAACCACTTGTATATATGTCAGCATTGGCATTCAAGCCCGCAGTTGCAAACTGCCCGTTTATGTTTGCTGCAAAAGTAGTCAATGTTCCCGGGGTTCCTGAACTGCCCAGTGTTCCCACACTTAATGTATTACTATTACCAATTGCAATCTCAGCAGAGACATTGCTTGTAAATGTAGGACTGCTAATGCTACCTATTACTTTAGTAGGACGTGCTTGCTGCCAACCCCAACCTACCATTACGTTTCCGCCGTTTACCACACTACTGTCGCTTGTGCCCACAGGGAACCAGTAGGATTTAGTAGTTGTATCTAACCCAAAACCCCATGTTACGTTGATTTTTTCAAACGTACGGTTACGGTAGCCACCATCGTCGTCCATAGCCAAAGTAGTTACTGCAAAACTACCAGCGGATCCCACTGTGTTTTTTGGAATAATAAGGTTAGTGGGTTCTGTAGTAAAGCCCAAGGCAGTTAAAATACCACCGTTGCTACCAGCAAGTGTAATTTCGTTGGTAATATCGGCACATTGCACACGCAAGCTAAAAACAGTTTGGACAGTTGTGTTGCTGGTTACTTCATTACGAGCAACAACTTCTGCACTGATTTGCAACAGGTTAAGGCTGGTATCACCGTTAATAACATTGACAACATCAGTAATGCTTTGATTGGTATTAAGTGCAAGGCTAATTCCATTAATAATGATTGTTGCATTGCTAGCAAAGACTGGTGTATCAGCTTGTGTAATCGGCGCAGCAGCTGAACCTTGAACTATTTTTTCTAAATCTGTTGCAGAATTTAGTACTAAAGGAGTTTTTGCTTTCCAGGCAAATGCGGGATTCACATTGCCATCGCTTTGGAACAAGCCCCAAGTGCTGTCAGTTTGCAGCCAATAGCTGTTGTTTGTTGGTGTCCCAGTGGGTTCAGTTGCGCTGGGTTCCAGTTGGTTCAAATCAACATCTGCTCGTATTACATAAGCGCGATTGGCTATTCCCAAATATTCGTAAGCAGTGAAAAGTCCAACTTCATTAAGTTCACTGTCATATTGTGGAGTGCCACCTACTGTGCTGAAGCTTGGTGAGCCATAATATTGCAACAAATCACGCTGACTTGTCATAAGCTCAAGCTTGCCAGCATTGGCTTTTGTTGTACCTTCTGCTACGTTTGTAGTCCCTGTCACTATTTTGTCTTGCGCGGTGGCAATGACAACCAATGGAACAGTGCCAACAGGAGCCGTAGCATAAAAGCTCTCGTCGGTTACCGTTACTGAAACGCCAGGGGAAACTAAGTCGGCCATTGATTACCTCTCTAGAAAATGAATGCTTGTTATTTATAGGGAGGATGCCAAAATACCAGGGTTCATGCATGGTATTTCAAATGCCGTTGACTTTAGTTCACTAAAACTTATATTTAGGTATGAGAAAAATTGTAGGTGTAGTGGGATTCATTGGCCATGGCAAGGGCACAGTGGGTGATTTTTTAGTTAGTGAATACAAGTTCACCTCATGTAGTTTTGCACACACACTAAAAACTGCTGTTAGTGCTATTTTTCACTGGCCACGTGAGCTCCTTGAAGGTTCAACTTTGGAAAGTCGAGTTTGGCGTGAACAGCCTGATAAATGGTGGAGTGCCAAGCTTGGTAGAACAGTTACCCCTAGATGGGTTTTACAACATTTTGGAACAAATGTATTGCGACAGTATTTTCATACTGATATCTGGCTATTGAGTTTGGAAAAGACAATAGCAGATATCCCGGGAAATGTTGTTGTAACTGATGTTAGATTTCCCAATGAAATACAAGCCTTACAAGCATGGCAGGGCGATCTTTGGTGGGTGAAACGTGATACCCTTCCCCAGTGGTTTGAGCACAGTGGAAATAAGGATTACATGCAAATGAATTTTCCTGAAGTGCATGAAAGCGAGTATGCTTGGTTGGATTATAAAAAAGATTTCGTTGTGTTAAACAATACTGGCGATTTGCAAAACCTTTATCTACAAATACGTCAGCAGCTTTTAACTAACCAATAATAACACAAGAGGCATGCTGTTGTCTGGTCTTATAAATAAAAATGTGATTCGCGGGAGTGGCTTCCCCAATCACTCTAATACTTGATAGGAGCATCAGCATGGATACTTATCCAAATACCAATTACCGTAAAATCTACAAACAACATTTTGGTCCTATACCAATAGATCAACACGGACGATCATATGATATACATCATATTGATGGCAACCCTAAAAATAATCATATATCTAATTTATTAGCAGTTAGTGTTCAAGAACACTACAAAATTCATTATAAGCAAAATGATTGGTTAGCGTGCTACATGATTGCCCTACGTTTAGATATATCACCTGAAATAATATCAAAACTATCAAGTGATGCGCAGTTGAAAAGGTTACAAGACGGACAGCATCATTTTGGAAGTTCCGAGTGGCAAAGAAATAATCAACTAAAACGAGTTGAATCTGGTAACCATCCATTTATAGGAGGAAAAATACAAAAAGAAACTAGCGAGCGTTTAATAAGTGAAGGAAAACATATTTTTCAAAATCTTTCTAGAACACGGGTAGAAAACGGAACACACCATTTTTTGGGCGAAAGTAATCCAATGCATGCAAAGGTAGCAGATGGAACCCATCCTTGGTTAGGTAATGGTGAAGCTGTTAGCATACGTCAAAAACAAAGAGTGAAAGATGGTTCACATGTTTTTGCATGTAATAATCCTAATAATACGAAACTTACATGCCCTTACTGTAATAAAACTGGAAGCAAACCTGGAATGTTAAGATACCATTTCAGCAACTGCAAACGCCGATCTATATCTACCCAATTATAATAGATAAAGGCATTGAATTATCCATGTATTGTTGCAGCTCAATTTCCAAACGGTCCATCATTTCTTTGGCATCGTTTTTCAACGCTGCGCCGTTTAGTGTGGTTCCACCCTGCGGACCAATGATAGTAGCATACTTTTCATATGCCTCGCCTAGCA